CAGGTCGCCGCGGCCCGGTTCGTGATCGACGCCCAGGCCCGCACGGTCTCGCCGTTTCGCTCGCTGCGGTTCGCGCAGATCGAATCCCCGGGGGCCATCGGCTGATGGGGATTCTCTCCGGACTGCTCGGGCCATCCCGGGCCAAGATGCAGAGCACGATCGCGACCCAGCAGGCCGCGATCGCGACGCTCGTGCGTGCGAAGTACGACGCCGCACAGACCACCGACCTGAACCGCCGGCACTGGGCGCTCGCCGACTACTACTCCGCCGACGCCGCCCTCTCCCCGGCCGTCCGCCAGAAGATGCGGGCGCGAGCCCGGTACGAGCTGGCCAACAACTCCTACGCCGCGGGCATGGCGTCCACCTGGTCGCACGACCTGGTGGGCACCGGCCCACGGCTCCACCTGGATCTCGGGCCGGACGCAGACCCGGAGCTGGTCCGCCGGATCGAGCTGGCGGTCTACGACTGGTCGGTGAACATCGACCTGGCGAAGAAGCTCCGCGTGGCCAAGCACGCGAAGATCGGCGACGGCGAAGTGTTCGGCGTGCAGGTGACCAACCGCTCGCTCCGGGGCGTGCAGGTGGACCTGCGGCTCATCGAGAGCGATCACTGCGTGTCGCCCACCGGCTTCCCCACCGAGACCGACGTGGACGGCGTCGAGTTCGACGACGACGGCAACCCGGCCCGGTACTGGTTCACCCGCAACCACCCCGGCTCGCTCACGCCCGGCTGGACGCTCGACGGCCGGTGGCACGCGGCCGACAAGGTCCACCACTGGTTTCACGCGACCCGCCCGGGCCAGCACCGCGGTGTGCCGGAGATCGCCCCGGCTCTCGAACTGTTCGCCATGCTGCGGCGGTTCACGCTCGCGACCGTGACCGCCGCGGAGACCGCGGCCGACTTCGCGGCGATTCTCAAGACGACCATGCCGGCCGACGGCGGCGGGGCCGCGTCGCTGGAGACGCTGGAGACCATGCCGATCACCCGGGGGATGGCGATCGCCGCCCCGGACGGCTGGGAGCCGGTGCAGATGAAGGCCGAGCACCCGACGAGCAGCTACGACTCGTTCGTGCGCCGAATCATCGGAGAGATAAGTCGCTGCTTGGACCTGCCCTACATCGTGGCCGCGATGGACTCGTCCACCGCGAACTACTCGTCGATGCGGGGCGACTACCTCGTGTACCGAAAGCGGATCTCGGTCGAGCGCAACGACATGGAGCGGGTGTTCCTCGACCCGCTGCTCGTGGCGTGGCTGGAGGAGGCCGCCCTGGTGCCGGGGCTCATCCCCGACGGGCTGCCGCCGGTCGGGGATTGGAACTGGACGTGGACGTGGGACGGGTTCGAGCACGTCGATCCGCTGAAGGAGGCCGACGCCGAGGCCGCCATGCTCGCCGCCAACACGACGACCATCGCCGAGGTCTGCCAGAAGCGCAACAGGGACTGGAGGCAGGTGCTGCGGCAGCGGGCCGTGGAGAAGGCGCTGGAGCGTGAGTTGGGTATTTCGATGGGCGAGCCCGTCGCGGCGGACGCCGGCGACACCGACATCGAAGCCGCCGACGGCTACCGGCCGCCGCAGGCCGCAAGGTCCGCGGCCCGGCGCGGTCTGGAGCTGCGATCGAAATACGGCCGCGGCGGCACTGCGGTGGGCATCGCCCGGGCTCGCGACATCGCGGGCGGCCGGTCGCTCCCGCTCGACACGATCGCCCGGATGGTTTCGTTCTTCGCCCGGCACGCGGCCTACAAGGACAACCACGGGGAGGATCCGCCCTCCAACGCCGAAATCTCGTGGCTCCTGTGGGGCGGCGATGCCGGCCGGGCGTGGGCCGAGCGCATCTGGACCCGCGAGAACGCCGACGAGGAGCAGACCGCATGACGAACCGCATCACGCTGTCCACCGACCTGCGGATCGAGGCCGCCGAGGGCCGTGCCCCGACGTTCGAGCTCGTGGCCTACACCGGGGCCGCGATCCGGCAGACCTGGAGCCGGTCGCCGCTGGTCGTGGACCTGGCCGGCATGGACACCGCCAAGGCGTCGATCCCGATCCTGTGGTCGCACGAGCGGACGCTGGACGCCGTGATCGGCAGGAGCACCGAGATTGTCAACGACGGCCAGCAGCTCATCATCCGCGGCGAGCTGCTCACCCAGGGCGAAGTGCCCGAGAAGATCGCCCAGCTGGCCCGGGCGGGCATCCCGCTGCAGGCGTCGATCGGTGCCGACGCCGCCAACATCGAAAACGTCAACGCCGGTGGGTCCGTGACCGTCAACGGTCGTGACTTCACCGGCCCCGTGTCTGTCGTTCGTGCTTCCGATCTCCGGGAGACGAGCGTTGTTCTGTTTGGTGCGGACGCCAGAACGTCCGCGGCGATCGCCGCCGAGGCGAATGAGGTGCTGACCATGAGCGACCAGCTCAACGAGAAGCCCGTCGAGGCCGCCGTGCCGCAGACGGAAGCCCCGGCGATCGTCGCCGTGGAACAGAAGCAGATCGTCGAGGCCAAGGGTGCCGACGGCTCCAGCGTGGTGACGGCCGAGTCGGTCGCCAACCTCGTGCTGGAGAAGCTCCGGGCCGAGCGGCTCGCGGACGTTCGGGCCTCGCGTCCGGCCGCCCCGGCGGTCCACGTCCAGGCCGAGCGGGCCGACAGCCCGCAGGTGATCGAGGCTTCTCTGTGCCTCGCCGGCGGTCTCGCCAATCCCGAGAAGGTCTTCGATCAGAAGACGCTCGAACTGGCGGACAAGCGGCGGAGCCAGTCGAGTCTCGGAGAGGTGCTGATCGAAGCGGCTCGGGCCAACGGGTACACGGGTGGCAACCGGATCAACGCCGGCAACATCCGTGAGATCCTCGCGGCCGGGTTCGCGACGCACAGCATCGCGAACGTGCTCGCGGCCACGTACGGCAAGTTTCTCCTCCAGGGGTACAACGCCGTCGAATCGACGTGGGACATGATCGCTTCGATCCGCTCGGTGAGCGACTACAAGGCGGTCACCGGCGTGCGGCTCAACGGTGGGTTCGACTTCGAGGACGTCGGGCCGACCGGCGAGCTCAAGAGTGCGGACGCCAGCGACGAGACCCGGACGATCCGGGCCAAGCTGACCGGCCGCATGTCGTCGATCTCGATGGTGGACATCGTGAACGACGATCTCGGGGCGCTCACCCAGGTTCCTGCTCGGCTCGGTCGCGGTGCGGCCATCAAGCTGAACAAGGACTTCTGGACCGAGTTCCAGAGCAACAACGCGACCTTCTACCAGAAGGAGACCGCCGCGGCGGGCAACGCCCTGTCGATCTCCTCGCTGAAGACGGCCGTGGCGAGCTATCGCAAGCTCACGGACCCCGACGGCAACCCGCTTGGGATCACCCCGGCGATGCTGCTCGTGCCGCCGGAGCTGGAGATCACGGCGGAGGAGCTGATGGGCGCGTCGGTGCTCATCACGGGGGAGAACGCGACTCGCGGCAACGTGAACGTGTTCGCCGGTCGCTTCCAGGTGGTCCCGTCGTCGTACCTGACGACCGGCACGACCTGGTGGCTGGTCGCCAACCCGGCCGAGCTGCCCTGCATGGAGGTCGCGTTCCTCAACGGCAACCGTCTCCCGACGGTGCAGCAGGCCGACGCGGACTTCAACCAGCTCGGCATCCAGGTCCGCGGCCACTTCTCCTACGGCGTGGCCAAGGCCGAAGCCCGCGGTGCCTACCGGATGGCCACGGCCTGACCAGTGAAGTAATCGTTCCCGGCGGGCAGGAGCCCAAGCCTGCCCGCCGGGGTTCCATCCACCATCATCAGTTCCGAAAGGGTTTCTCAGATGGCTTCGTATTACGCGGACGGCAACAAGCTCGACTACACGCCCACCACGGGCGTGGCGGCCGGCGAAATCGTCGTCCTGGGTTCTCTCGTGACCATGGCCGATCGTCCGATCGTCGCCAACGAGCTCGGTGCGGTTCACACCAACTGCGTCGTGACCGGCCCGGTGTTCACCACCGGCGTGACCGGTGCCCAGGGGGCGGCGATCAAGTGGTACGCCACCAGTGGCGTGTTCGACGCTTCGACCGGCACCAACGCCGGCTACCTGGCCCGCGCCCGACTGGCGACCGATCGCCAGGTGGCCGTGCTCCTCTGGCCGGGCTCGTGATCGACCCCACGCAAGGGGGCGGGTACGGCCAAGCTACCGGCCGTGCCCGCCCCTCTTGGCACTCTGCTGGTGACACATGCAGGACATGATCGCCATCGGCGAGGCGTGGTTCGAGCAGCAACGCCGGCAGCACCT